ACTATATAGGAATATACTATGCCAAAGATAAAGATAATCACAGATGGTACAGTTAAGGGTACCCAATGTATAAAGGATGGAGTGGATCTTACTGCTACGGAGAATGTAACATATCTATCATTTGAAGTAAATGCGGGTATGGAATTTGTATCCATGCACTATGGGGTTACTGCTCCATATATTAATGAGAAGGGAGAGGAGCAAGGTACTACTACTATTAATTATTCATTCACTAATGGTGGATTTGAACAGAGTAGTGATGACACTCCAACAGTAGGTAAGGACGAAGATAACTCCGCTATTGGCGGTAAGATTATAGAAGATTTATCTGGACAAGCAAAGGTGTCCAGACTAGTGCAGCAACATAAGGAGAGTGATTAATATGGCAATAACCCGTAATGATCAAATGAGGGTGGAGAATAAGAATAAGATTGTGGTGCAACCAGGCCATGTCGATATAGGCAAGGCTATGGCTGAAGCTAGTGCTCCGCATCGCCCTAAACCCACAGTAGCCAAGGGAGCTCAAGCCGTACCACCTGAAGGGATGGTCAAGAGGAATAGATCTAAACTTGAGGGTCAGATAGTATTGAAACATGGCATTCCCTTCACCACAAGGAAGAGCTTACTGTAATGGCTAATGATGAACTTACACTAGAGGAACGGAATCTGGCAGAAGTAATGTCAGATCCTGTCCTCTGGTGTGAGACCTTTCTCAAGAATCCACAGAATCCCAAGGAACCCCTAAGTCTCAGGTGGTATCAGAAGGAGATACTGCGCTATAATGGTAAACTCAGGGTGACTAGGATAGGTCGTCGTGCTGGTAAGACTGTATGCATTGGTGCTTATGCTCTATATAGGGCATTCATAGAATCCAATACCAGGATTCTTATTGTAACGCCATATGAAGCTCAGGTTAAACTTATCTTCGATGACGTTATTAGACCCATGCTCCAGGATTCTCCAGTACTGAATGCCAGTGTAGTGCGTGATAGATCTCAGCCATTCGAGATAACTCTTACTACAGGCTCTGCTATTGTAGGTATGACTGCTGGTACCAGGTCAGGACAGCATGGTGCCAGTATTCGTGGACAGACAGCTAATATTCTAATCCTTGATGAGGCAGATTACCTCTCACCAGAATCCATTGTAGCACTTGAAGCTATTCTTCGTGGTCATGTAGATAATGAACTATGGGCTAGCTCAACACCTACTGGTAAGAGAGAATTCTTCTATGAAGTATGTACAGATAAGAGACGTGGATATAAGGAATTTCACTATCCCAGTTCTGTATCACCTCAGTGGACAGCAGATACAGAGAGAGATGCAAGACTATCTACACTTCCTGAAGCATATGAACATGAATATGAAGCTGAATTCGGATCACTTGCACAGGGTGTATTCAACCCAGACTTCATTGATGTATCACTGAGAAATTATAGTTATGACGACATCCCTATGCAGAAGAAACCTGGTAATATTAGGATGATAGGAGTTGATTGGAACTCAGCTAAGCACGGTACTCAGATAGCAGTGATAGAATTTAGTCGTGTCCCCACTGAGTATGTATTCCAAGAGGGAGAGAAACTAGTTAATACCAGGGTCATTAATAAATTTACACTAATCCATAGACTCGAGATAACAGAAAAGCATCTCACTCAGCATAAAGCTATAATGGCAATCCTGAAGATGATGACAGATTACCAAATAGATCACCTCTATGTTGATGAGGGATATGGTGCTGCTGCTATAGAGGCTCTATATCTAGAGGGCAAGAAATACCCCAATCTAGATATTAAGAATAAGCTAAAAGCCTTTAATCTCAGTTCTAAGATTACAATACGAGACCCAATGACCAAGAGGCCAGTAGAGAAACCTATTAAACCATACATGGTAGAGCAATCCAAGCTACGTGTAGAAGAAGAATCATGTATCTTCCCAGAGAGTGAAGACTACCCCACTGGTATTGTAGGTCAGATGAGAGCATACTTAATTCTTAGGTGGTCAACGACTGGGTATCCTACATATTCAGTAGAGAATGAACATGCCCTTGATGCCTGGATGATTGGTATGCTAGGGTTTGAAGAGGAATATAGTGAATTAAAGAGAGCTAAGATAGCTACTAATGTACATACAGTGGCACCTGATAGGATGCAAACCTTCAATGATAAGATCGATAGGCTGGGTACTAAGGATGAGAAGACTTATACCAGTAGAGATAGACCTAATGCAGTAGTGGAAGCACTCAGGCAGAATGGTATGCTTGATGAGACAGTATATACTGGCTGGGATGATACATTACATGATGACTCTGATAAAGCAGTACAGAGAAGAAAGAATCATCATGATAACCATCATAGGAACCAGAAACCAGGTGGTTCCCCATGGAGGAATAGGAGAACAGCTACTGTAGCGCCAAGTAGAGTGAATATTACGATCAATCACCATAGAACACCATGGAGTAGATAGTGGCAGGTATTGATACCAAGAAAGAACGCAATATATTCGAGTACAGGCCTAAGATCGAGAGACCTATACCTGATGTAATTGATCCTACAGATCCTACTCCTCCAGTACCTATTACTGAAGTACTGGATACCAGGCATAGGATACTGTCTACTGCTATTAATACTGATAGTAGAATTGATGCACTACAGAAATTAGTAGATGCTCAATTGGGTAATATGAAGATTGGGGTGAGTGATGATACTCCTGATCTCCAGTGGGCAATACAGCAATTGGGTGGAGATGGTATAGACTATGATCTATATAATAAGGCACTGAATCTTCTGAAGAATGCAAGCATTGCCTCTATGTGTGTAGATCCAGTACACCTAGTATTCGCTGAGAGCAGTCCTGATGGTCCACTCATACCAAGGGTGAAGACTAAGACCCCTACATGTGAAGAAGCATCAGATCCTAATCTATTCGATAGTAGTGGTGTTAATACTGAAGATACTATACCACTGGACTCTGCCATGGATCAGTTCCAGCAGATGACACTATATAGAATACTCCTTATGACCTGGTGGGGTATGCAAATATTCTCACTAAGGGTCATACTCAGGATGGTAGAGAGTGCAATCAGGGCTATGGGTGGTAGGATTAAGGGTAGACTTCTTAAGCCTATCCGTAATATACTGAAGAGAGTAGCAAGGTTCCTCAGGAAACTTATATGCTGGGCAGAGAAGAAAGTATTCGGAAGACACCTCTCTAGCTTCTGTAAGGACTTGCAGCCAGAAGAGCCCTATAGAGTAGAGGATGATATACATGTACCTGTAGGTGGTCCTGCTAAGGGAGTATGTTATACTCTTATTGATGAAGATGGTAATGCCATTGAGGTGCCAAAGAAGAACCCTAAGAGGAATAGTAAAGTGGCAGTCACTACTAATTCAATAACAGGCCCTAATGGTGTCACACTTATTGTGGGTGGAGATGGATTCAATCCTGTCTACCTTACAGAGGAACAAGAAAGGGCACTAGGGTTATTCGAAGAAGAAGATGATCCTGATACACTATGTATGATTGATGATAATGGAGAAGAGGGACCTGAGGGTGAGGGTTGTCCTATCTTAATCCCAGCTGAATGCATTAAGGCAGCAAGACAGATAGTGGATAGGGTTAATAAGTGGGCACTTAATAGTGAAACTACTAGTGGAGATGTAAACCCTGCTGCAGTATTCGTAGGACAATCTCTTAATTCAGTAGTTGAGGCACATGAGGCAGCTAAGTTTATGCTTGTCTCCCAGGATGATTCACCTGAATCAGATACACTCGTTAAGAATACGATAAAGAAACCATTCCATAAGAATAGGTATAGTCATCCCATGGTACAGAAGTACTTGAATAATACAAGACCTAGTAGGGTTATCTATGGAGATGGGTCTGCTGATCCTACTCATGTAGATACAAGGGAGAATTGTTAATGGGTGTAATAGATGACCTGAAGAAAACTATACTATCCAGAGCTGGGGTCAATAGCACTGGGGATAGGAATGTAGATGAATCAGTAAACCCCAAGGTTAATGTACCCAGGGAAGAGGCTAATAGTTTCGATAGCGCAAGACAGAAGCTTAGTAGTCTCACTGGTATACTGCAAGATACTAATCTACAAGGTGCTATCTCTAATATTCATAAAGAGGGACAGAGTGCAGATATATCAGACACACCTGATTCATGGTTAGCATATGATAGTACTGTAAGACCTGCAGTGAATTTATTCCTTGGCGATGCAGAAAGAATACTCCTTACTTGGACCAGGGACCCTATTGTCATGTGTTGTCTTATTAAGAACCTTGCGGTCATTGGTAAGATACATGAAATCATACGGGGGAAGGAGACTACTCGTAAGATCAATGAGAAGACAGGGAAAATTAGAGATCTCGATATACTGAGGAAGATGAGAGGTATACTTGATGCAGTAATAGGAATACTCCAGAAAGATATAGGTGTTAGAGTTGATGAAGAGATTGACTTCCTTCGTCATATGATGTTATCAGTACTTGCCTATATGGTATCCACACTTGATTCATGGAGGAGACAATTATCTACTAGTATATTCAATGCACTAAAGATGGGGAACAAGTCTCTACTCAAGAGATGCCTTCCTATTGATGAATTGATTACAGTATTACTTGCTGCAATTCAACATCCAGTCAATGGTATCTTTGTTAAGCTAAGTAGATTACTTACTGATTGGACCAATCACTTCAGGGCTAATATCAGACTTAGGTATAGCTGTAATGAATTAGCACAAGACAAGGTTGATGAGCAAGACCTTATAGATAGACGTGAACAGATCAGACAGCAGATAGATCTATTCATAACTGTACCTGATAGTACGGAGATACTACAAGATCTACAGGATAGAGACACAAATCTCACTACTCAATTAATTGCCCTTCGTAGCAAGATGCAACTCAATAATGGTATACCAATTATTGGGCAGAAGGGATGTTACTTACATAAGATAGAATTCTTACAAAAATTAATATTCTATAGAAATACATTGAATGTCGTAATTAAGGGTCTTCAAGAGGGATATCTCTGTGCTAATATGACAGAGGATCAACTTAGACTAAGCGATGATCCCCTTGGGGAATTAGGTCTTGGTGGGAATACACCAATTTTCAATCCCCCAATTACACCATTCCCTAGTGATGATGAACTACAGAGAGTACTAGAGCAGGACTTCGGTATAGGGGATGATGAAGCATCTAGTATTATTAATAGAATACATGCAGATGAAGATCCTAATTCAGGTCAGGGGGTAGTTGGCAATCCTGATACACTATCGGGAGAAGATGCACTATCCCTACATGCACAAATGCAAGCCCTTGAAGCTATAGCTGATTGTACACAAGTCGTGGATGATGAGGTTATAGAACAAGTCGCTAAGACCATGCAGAGAATGGAAACTATATAATAGGTGAGCGTATCATGCCATCACGAAGACGAAAAAAGATAGCACAAACTAAGGTAGAAGATGGTAATACTATTACTGATATAGATGTCAGTACTGGTAATAAGCCAGTGAAGTCTAGAACTACCAAGGTAATCAGGTCTGTTAAGTCTCCAGGTCTGGCATATAATGGCAGCAAGCAGAGAGGTACCTTCAAGGGTCCTGACTATAATCTCAGTGATATAGCTCATGCTATAGATAAGGAAGCACTAGTACGTAGATCCGTAGCTAAACTTCGGTACCTTATCTGGAAGAATGGTCATGACTTTGTTAGTAGTAACATTAATGCCGCAACATATGTGAAGGAGAGATTCAGACAGATAGCAATGGTTAGCAAAGTACCCCATGAGCAACTCATGAGGGATATAGCTGAACAACTAGTGCAGTATCATAATGTATTCATATCCAAGGTTCGTAACCCTAAGGCATCAGGTGGAATGAGACGTACTACATTTGATGGGAAAGAGTTAGATCCAGTAGCTGCATACTACGTACTATGCGCTACTACTATGCAAATCGATAAGGATAAGCATGGTAATGTCAGGAAGTACAAGCAAGTAGTGCCTGGGTACCCTGAGAAGGATTGGCCCAAGTTTAATCCAGAGGATATAATTCATATCTACATGGATCGTAAGGTGGGGCTGAGTACTGGTACTCCATATATTATTCCAGTACTTGATGACATACGTGCCCTTCGTGCCATGGAAGAGAATGTAGAGAGACTCGTTCATCAGAATGCAGTACCACTATATCACTATAAGATAGGTACTACTGAAGACCCTGCAGATCCAGATGAAGTAGCAGACCTACAGTATGAACTCGAGAGAATGCCCCCTAATGGTGGTATAGCCACTAGTGAGAGACATGAGATACATGTAATTGGTGCTGAGGGACAGGCAATTAATGCAGAGCCATACCTCGAGTACTTTATGAAGAGAGTACGTGGTGGACTCCATCTCTCTAGTGTTGACTGGGGGGAGGGCGATAGCTCTTCTCGGGGGACCAGTCTCACTATGAGTGGAGATACCAGGGACACTGTTGAGGAGTACCAGGATATACTCAAGGTATTCATCAATATGTTCATGATAGATGAACTACTGGCTGAGGGGAACTTCAATTGGAATGAGTATGATAATTTCAATAGAGTCCAACTCTTCATTCCTGAGATCGATCTTGATGCTAGAATCAAGAAAGAGAACCATATGGCTAATATGTATGGCATGAATATGGTCACTGAGGATGAAGCCAGGATCAGTATCGGTAAGGAACCTCTTGGTGAAGCTGATAGAGCTAGGATGTTCTTCGACATTATAACCAAGCCAACCCTGGTACTTCAGGGGCAGATTAAAGCACAGAACAGTGCTAATGGTTCTGTTAGTAGTTCAGACACTCCTGAGAACCAGCATGGGAAACAATTAGTATCCCCAAGGATTGCTCAGGATAAAGAACTGACTGATGCATATGATAGTGATAAACTGCAACACTTAGGTTTTTCACACCATAGAGCCATGATAGAAGAGCAATGGAGACAGTATAAGAGAGAACTATCTTCCGCCATACAGGGAGACAACCCTATGGATGTTATCTGGGAGCAAGGTGTATCTGAAGCGTTCCTGGAATCCATACATGAAGTACTCAATACATCAATGGTAGTAGCCTATCAATTAGGATTTGATGGTGTAATTGATGCATCATTAGCTGATTTCCAGCAGAATACAGATCTTACTACACAAGTAAGGAAT